GTCCACTGGCCGGCCGGCGTCGCCGTCGGCCAGAGCAGCTGCCGCGCGCCGATGTTCGGCGCGTAGCGCGACCAGTCGACGAGCACGCCGGCCGGATCGGTAATCGACTGGAGCGGCATCGTTTGCCACGGCATCGGCATGACGCCGTCGGTCGCCGCGAAGGTGACGAGCCGGGTCTGCGTCGCGAGCGCCAGCCCGGTGTCAGCCTCGACCTTCTGCCGGGCGGCGGCGATGAATCCCTTCATCAGATCGTCACGCGGATCGCCGGCGGTCCAGTCGAGACCGGCGCGCAACTTCCCCTCGTCGAGCGTCAGCGGCTCGAACGCGGGGCCGGCGACCAAGACCGACGACACTGACTGCGGCCACGCCCACGGTGCGCGGATGAACGGGCTGGTCGGGATCGGCGGCGTCGGGTCAGGACCGGTGCCAATGTGCGCGACGATGTCCAGCAGCACCGATTGGTTGTTGTTCAGCGCGAGTCCGCTCGACGACGAGAACACCACAGGAATTTCGATATAGCTCGTCTTGTCTATCGCGAGTCCCGTCGTGTGAAATTTCACGATGACGGCGTGGTCGTTCTTGTTCTGCACGAACAGATCGGTATCTGGGTCGATGTTCATCAAGGCGTAGTAGGCGTCGATGCCGCTGCTCGTCACCAGCCGGACCCACACCTTTGTGACGAGCGTGTAGTCCGTCGAGTCGAACCGCAGTTGACTACTGGTCGGTGGTTCGGCCGTGGTCGACGAGAACGCAAATTCGTACCACGTCGTGAACGGACTCATCGCTGTTTCTTCTGACCGCGCGCGGCCCGGCGATAGGTGCCCGAGGTGAACTCGCCCGGCCGGAGCGTCAGCGGCGGCAGGGTCATCACCGGGCGCGCCGCGGCGACGGCGTCGCGACACGGCAGCTGCGGAATGACAATCGCCGCGCTCGCCCCGGTGTAGTCCGGACTCGTGCACGTCGTGTGCGGCGCGTCGTCTACCGGACAGCGTCTCGGCACACCGAACGCGGAGGACAGAAACGCCATCACGCTTTCCCTGCGACCCACGCCGCGCCGCCCCAATGCGCGAACGTGCCATCGCCGAGCGCGACGTACTGCCCCGTCGTCCACGCCGTCGCGGGTGACGCGGTGATCGCATTCATCAGCGAGAATTTATTCGGCGCCTCAGCAAGAGCCGGCGTCCAGGTGCCGGGGATGCCGGCGGTCGCGCCCGTCGCGCCCGGCCCGACGTTGCTCCATCCGGGCGGCGTCATATCGATAGGCGTCGGCGGCCCTTCGCTCGACGAGATGCCGCTGTTCGCCGCGGAGTTGCTCCAGCCCGGTACGGGTTCGGCCTGCGTGGTCGGTTCTTCGTCAGCCATCGTTACTGCACTCCCTTTGTCCGCAACGTGCGCAGGTTCGTCTCGGTCACTGGCCCTTCGCGCATCGGACCGTAGAGTCGTTCGTACTGGTCGAGGCGTCGGAGCTTCTCGGTGATCTGATCGCTATGTAGCTTCCGGTGCTCTTGTCTACTCAGTACCTGTAGGTTCTCAGGGCGGTTATCGGTCTTGATCCCGTTGACGTGGTGGACGTGTTCGCCTTTCCGAAGAGGGCCGTACGTTCGTTCGGCAACTAATCGATGTTCGAAACACCATACCGGCGCTGCGCGCTGACAACGGCCGGTCGCGTCCTGCGTTCTGTATCTGTTCGTGAGAGTGTTCGCTGGCTCGTACACCAGCAGGTATCCGCTGCGGTCGAGTCGAACGCGGTGTCCGTTGTGGTAACGGTCTAGTTCGCGAGCCTTGAGGGCGGCGCGTGCTCTCAATCCGAGTACTCGCGCCTCGCGACTACACGCGCCTTTACAGAAAAAGCCGCTCTTGTTTTTCGCGACTTGTTTCCGGTAACGGTGGAGTTCCTTTCCGCAGAGACTGCACGGCACCGCGATGCGCGCGTTTCGCGTTCGCCCACGTCCTCCGACGACACCCTGCGTGCCGAATGCTTTGAAACACGGCCGACAATAGAACCGTCCCGACTGACTCTGGTTGACGTACCACTGCGGCTTCGTGACCGGCGCGCCGCAGCGGGCACACTTCACAAGCGCCACTCTCGGTCGACCACAAATGCCAGCACGTCGCGCTGATGGCGACGTGCCGAACATCGTCAGTTGGGACGGTTCTTTCATCAGGCGCCTTCGTTAGTTGAGGCCCGTCACCTTGCCAAATGCGCCAGGACGGTAGACGGCGAGCGCGAGCCTCTCTTCCGCTCGAATTGCCACCAGATTTTTTATAAAGAAATCCTGATGGCTGTTGCTGGCTTCGACGCGGATTCCGCCCTTGCGGAAGACCTGCGACATGGTGCCGAACGCGCCGACGAGCGCGGTACCCGCGACGATCGACGGCGTGACGGCGACGGGTGATCCCCAAATGGAGGCGACAGGCAGCGGCGAGAACGGTCCGCCGCCGAAGTACTGCCCGGTCGTGTCCTTCGAGGTCGCGATGGTGAACCAATTCGTGGGGTTGATCACGACGCCATCGGGATAGACGAACGCGCTCGTCGCGATGGCGGTGATCTGCCGGAGGATGGCGTCGACGTTCGTCTCCGGTGGCGTAGCGCCCGCGTTGCGCGCGACGGCGGTCGCGAGGTTCGCGCGGTTCATGAGGCCCGTCAGGTTCGGCGGCGTCCCGTTCCCGTTGAGCAACTGGTCCTCTTCCGCCAGCTGCACACCGAGCGTCAGCCGCGCATCGATGTACGACTGAATCGCCGCCACGTCTTCGAGGAGTTCCTCGGTGACGGGCAACCAGTGCGCGATCTTCGAGACCGGGTCCGTCTTCTGATCGAAGACCAGCGCGGACTCAGGCTTCGCGGCGCCTTCCGCCACGGCGGCGGCGGCGTTGGTGAACGTCGTCTCCACCATGTAGACGATGGAGTTGGAGAGCGCCTGCCCCGACGCCATCAGGTCGGCGACGACGAGCCGCTTGAACAGCAGCGACTGAATCCCCGGCAGGTACTGCGGTACGAGCAGCTTGCCACCCGACGCCGGATCTTCGGTGACGGTCGTGGCGTGGAGCGGCCCGAAGCACTCGACCGGCGGCGACGCCCACGCGCCGTTGCGACGGTGCCCGCCGTGCCGGATGAAGTCCACGATGCCGGCGTCCTGCGTGAACTGCTGACCGATACTGCGCCGCTCTGTCGGAAGCGCGAGGCCGGTCGGTGTGGCGCGTGCCGGCGCGAGCGCCTCGATGCGGCTGCGGAGGTCGGCGTCGCCGCGGAGCGTATCGATCTTCGCTTTGATCGCAGCGCCTTCCGCGAGCACGGCGTTGATCTGCGTCTTCTCTTCCGCGCTCATAGGACGCCCGGTCGTCGAACTCCCGTCGGCGTTCGTCGTGACGTGCGCGTCGCATCGGTGCGCGATGTCGTTGATCATGGCCGTGGCGCGGGTCGCGACTGCCGCCAGATCACTTTCGAGTTGTGTCAGATTCATCGGAGTCGTTCCAGTTCCAGTGCGAGCGCTCGCCGCTCGAACTCGTATAGGGCCGGGTCGCGCTCGACGAGTGGTTCCTGAGACCGCGGGTCCGTGACCACAGGTGGGGCGTCGTCCTCGGCGCGGGCACCGGTCGCGCGTGTGCGCGTCGGTTGCGTGATCCGCGCGAGCGTTTCTTGTAAGGTGGCGATGCGGTCAATAAGCCCGGTGGCGAGCGCGTCCTCGGCGCCCAGCGTGCGTCCCTCGCCGTAGCCGTTGCGGACGGCGGCCGGCTTGACGCCGCGCCCTTTCGCGACGTCGCCGACGAAGCGGCCGTAGGCGCCGTCGACGAGACTCTGGACGTGCACCTTCGCATCGTCCGAGAGCGGACCGCCGTCGACGCCTTCGGCCTTGTACTTCCCCGCCGAGAACACTTCGCGCTTCACGCCGAGTTGCCCGAGCATGTCGCTGATGTCCTGGTGCAGGGTGTAGACGCCGATGGAGCCGACGAGCGCCGACGGCGACGCGATGATCTCGGTCGCGCCGGCCATGCCCCAATACGCGGCGCTCGCCATCAGATGGTTGGCGTGCGCGATGACGGTCTTGCTGGCGCGAGCGCGCAGCACTTCGCGCGCGAACTCCGAGGCGCCAGCGACGTTGCCGCCCGGCGAGTCCACGTCAAAGACAATCGTCTTGATGTTCGGGTCCGCGACGGCCGCCTGCAGCTGCGCGGTCAGGGACTCGAACGTCGTCCCGCCCGACACCTCGGTGAAGAGGTTCATGCGAGGCGCGACGACGCCGAAGAGCGGAATGACCGCGACGACGCCGCCCGTCGTGACCGGCACCTCGCGCGTCGAGCGCGCCTCCAGTGCGGCCGCAATCGCCGCGTCGTCGGACTCCAGCCCAGCGATCCGGCGCGCGAGAATATCCGCGATCAGACTCCGCATCGGCGCCGTAAGCGCCCACGGATGTTCGAGCGCGAACGCGACAAGATGCGCGTAGTTTCGCGAGAACGTCATACAGCCCCTCCGGTCGCGGGGAAGCGATCCGTACCGAACGGATCGCGCCCTTCCACGAGCAGCATGTAGGTGTGATCAGTGATGCGCGCCGCGTAGGTCAGCGCCTCGGGACGGTTGCCCACAATCGGCAGCAGGTCGGCGGCGAGTTCCTCCGTACAGCGCGTGTGATCGAGCGCTTCGGCGCGCGCCTCGACCGGGAATTTTTCGAGGCGCGTCGCCTGTCGGTCCAGGTGCGCGCGGGTCACGGTCGCGATCGCCAGCTGCTGCGGGGTCGCCGCGTCGGCGGCGCTCGCGGCGGCTGTCGGATCCTCGGCCGGTGTACTCGCGGCGCCGCTGGGTCCGCCCTGCTGCGGCGCAATCTGATCGGCCGTCGGGTCATCCGCGATGCGCGGCAGGTTGAGGCGCGCGCGCGCTTCGTTCGGCGTCATGAAGGCGCGACGTACCGCCGTCGCGAGCGCGGCCGACTGTTCCTCGAATTGTCCTTTGAGCTTCTCGGCGATATTGAACTCGACGTAGATCCCCTCGCTGTCGTCCGCCTCGGGCAGCAGCCACAGCGTGATCGCGAGTTCGATCATGGTGAACCAGGGACCGAGCGTGTCCGCGTACAACTGCTTGTGCTGCTCTTTGATGTTCGAGAACGTCGCGTGTTCGAGGTCGCCGACGAAGGGCGGCGGGATGTGGTACGCGGCGGCGCACTCGGTGCGCGTCAGCTTGCGCGCGTTGATGTACTCGGAGTCCTTCGGCGAAAAGCTGATCTGCTTGAACGCCATCCCGTCTTCGAGGACGGCGACCGATCCCGCACTGTGCGGCCCGTGGTACTGCGCTTGCCACTGCCCGCGCCAGGATTGCTTCTGTTCCGGCGTCCACTTCGGCGCGTCCTTCGGGCGCTCGATCACGCCCTCGACCCGCGACGCATTGCGCCAGTAGGTCTCCCGGTTGTCGGCGGCGGCGGTTTCCTCCGCGAGCAGGCGCGCCAGCGTGACCAGCGGCGAGAGTCCCATCACGTCGTTCAACGGGTTGTAGCCGTTGAAGTAGACGACCTCGCTCAGATCGAACGGCTGCGGCGGACCGCTCAGCGGCGTGTACACGAAGTGACTCGGCAGCAGCCCGCCGGGTACCTGCATCCGCTCAGGCGGCAGTCGCACGAGGCCGATCCGTTTTTCCGGCAGGCGGATCTTGAGCCAGTACGCGTTCATGTACAGCCCGAGATCCCCGACGAGACTTTCGAAGAGTCGATAGCGGGTCGTCGCGTAGTTCGGCCGCGCCAGCCACTGCGCGAGCGGATGATCGGCGAGGCGCACGCGATCGGTATCGCTGATGCGGCGGAAGACGTGCAGCCCGCAGTCCGCGATCCCGCGCGCGAGAAAGTCGACGCAGGTGCGGATGTTCGGTTGGGTCGCGTAGATTTGCGCGAACGCCGCCGCGTTGCCGCCGTACCCGCTCCACGCCGACGGCCCGCCCGTGGCGTACGGATCGAATCCTCCGCGCGTCACCGGCGGTTCGAGCGTCAGGAGTTGCCCGCCGGATTGCACGATCGGCATCAGGGAAGAACCTGTACGAAGCTGACGTGTGAGCGGTGCACGATGACCTCGCCGTCGACCGCGACCGGTTCGCTGTGCGCCTCGATGATCGACGCGCGCCGCAGGACCAGCCACGGGCCGCGACTGCGCCAGAGGACGCCGCTAATCGCGGACTCGCTCGTGCCTTTCAGGTTGACGACGACGGACCGCAACAGGCAGGGCGGACGCCACCACAGAAGCGACGACCAGGACGGCACGGTGCAGCGAGTCTCCGTGCGCGAGGCGGGCCGGGTCTACTTTGTATATTTTTTTGTCGGCGGGTCGAGTTGGCGGCGGATGACTTCGGGCACGCTGACGCGGTCCGTGCGCGCGCGTTCGAACAGGTGATCGTATTGCGAGGCGGGCACGCTGACGCAGACTTGTACCGACGGTTCCTCGTCGTCAAGCGGCGGACGACCCGATCGGGGGCGCTGCTGGCGCATGTGCTGTGGTGCCGTTCATGCTACCACCCGCCACAAGGGCGCGGCGGTAACAATCCCATAGTTACCGGGTTGTTATTCGGTCGACTACGCGACGACGAGGACCGGATCCTCAGCGGCTTCGTCGGTCGGCGCCGTCGCCAGCTTGCGCGCCAGGAGCGCGGCGACGACGGGGTCGATGCGTCCTCTGCTGCGCTTCTTTGTCGGGTACACGTTGTCGTTCTTGTCGCGCTCGACGATGACGTTCGCGATGCACCATGTCAGCAGCGGGTCGCCGCTGGCGTCGACGAGACCGTCGAGGACGTCCGCCTCGAAGTCCTTTGCGGGCGCACTCATTTGGTGGACGTTCTGCGGCACCTCGACGACCGTGAAACGATCGTCGGTTAAGTCCTCGACGAGGTTGCCCGCATTCCACGGGTCGACGCCGATCGCCTGCACGTCGAACAACTCTGCCGCCTCGTGCACCATGTCGCGGACGACGTCCTGGTCGATGCGGTTGCCGGGATTCGTCCGCAGCGTACGGCCCAGCCGCGTCGGTCCCAGCCACAGCGGGTACGGCGCCCGGTCGCGGTGTGCGCGTTCGGCGAGCGTGTCCTCGGGCGTCAAGCACCACGGCACGAGGCGCCACGACACGCGCGTCGCCGTCGGCGGGAAGGCGAGCACGATCGCCGTGAGGTCGATCTTGCTCGACAGGTCGATCCCGATCCAGCACCGCTCGCCGTGCACCTCGCTGAGCGACCACTCGGATTGTCCGCGCCGCCAGCCGTCGAGCGACAGCCACGGCGTCGCCGTATGCCCCCACAGGTTGAGCCGCTTTTGCTTGAACGCCGCCGCCGCCGGGGGCATGTTGCGCGCCTTCCTCGCGAGCGCCCGCAGGTCCGACGGCAGGACCGACACGCCGTAGTTCGGATTCGCTTTCTTCCAGGTCGCCTCCGACCAGACATCGTCGCCGATGTCGGCGTGCGCGATGAACGCGAAAAAGGTTTCGTCGGCGAACACGCGGTCGAGCACTTTGCACGCGTAGTCGTGTTGATCGCCGCAGGGCGAGAAGGGATCCGTCCCGGCCGTCGTAATCCAGTTGATCAGCGGCTGACGGCGCGAGCCGGTCGCCGTTTCCATGACGTCGATCAGTCCGCGATGTTTCATCGCGTGCGCTTCGTCGATGTTGACGAGGTTCGGGTTGAGTCCGTCGGTCGAGTCGCGGTCGGCGCCGAGCGGTTCGAGCTTCGACGCGCTGGCGTCGCGGTGGAGGTTCGCCGTCAGCACCGCGATCCGCGATCGCAAGCCGCTCGACGTCACGAGCTTTTTGCAATCGTTAAACACGATCTTCGCTTGCTCGCGTTTGTTCGCGATGAAGTACCCCGCCGCGCCCGCCTCGCCGTCGAAAAACGACACGTAGAGCGCGACGATCGAGGCT